TTCTGCTTCGGGTAGTGCTTCTAGTATTTCTAACATTAAATCATCAGGACTTTCAACTCCAATTAAGTTATCTGATATTTCTGCGATTCTATCCATTATTTAATACCTAGTTCGTTCTCTGTTAATACTTTAAATTCTAATTTACGATCCTTACAATATTCTGTTGCTGCTTCCCATTTTGCTTGATTCTTTGCATACTCACATACCTCACGAATGTATGATTTAGTTTTTATTTTTTGCACTTTAGGTTCTATGCATTGTTTCTTTGGTTTAATCTCAATTACATATTTTTTAACCTGTCCAGTATTTTCTCGTACCTTAATATAGAAGTCTGGAAAGTATCTATGAGCACGATTATCTATGGGAGACAAATAAGGAATAAAGAATTCTTCACTTCCCCATTCTAAAATATTTTGATTACTATCACAATATTTCATGAACTTTAGTTCCCATAAAGAACGGTATATTATATTAGTATAATCACCTTTATACTTCTTAGGAATGCTTGGTCTGAATTTTCCTTTATAAGCCATCTAAATAGAAATAATATAAGACTCGTAAGGTATTTAGAGTGGCAAAGGGTATAGTACAAAGAATAACGATGTCAGAAGTCAAGGAGAAACTTGGCAAGCTGTCGTTATCGAATCAATATCAAGTTAACTTTTCATCTTTGAATAAGACAATAACTGATTATCTTTCAAATTTAGGAATTGATTCTGCTAAAAATTTCTTATCTAGAGATTTGGGTATATTATGTTCGGAAGCATCATTACCAGCAAGTGCTTTTGCAACAGGAGAAGTAAAGGATAATTTTATGGGTATTCCTCAAGAGTTTGCTCATACTCGTTTATATACTGATATTGATTTTACTTTTTATGTTGATGAGGATTATAATACATTGAATATTTTTGAGGGATGGATGGAATATATTTCTAGTGGTGCAACTATTAATCCACAAGCTAAGAATTTTTATAGAAGATTTAGATATCCAGATGATTATAAAGTTAATACAATGACAATTACTAAATTTGAAAAAAATATTCAAAGAACTTTGATGTATTCATTTAAGAATGCTTTTCCAAAATCTATTACATCTTTACCTGTTACTTATGGAGCAGCAGATCTTTTGAAAGTAACAGTTACCTTTAATTATGATAGATATGTTGTAACAAGAGGTGGTGGTACAGTGGGTATATTGCCGCTTCCAGCAACTCGTTAGAATTACCCCTATAAATAAAATTACTGAAGTGTGAAAACATTATGCCATTACCAAAGATTAATACTCCTACTTATGAGTTGACTTTACCATCTAATAATAAGAAAATTAAATATCGTCCCTTTCTCGTAAGAGAAGAGAAGATTCTTATTATGGCATTGGAGAGTGAAAATAATGAAGAAATAACAAATGCTATTATTCAAATATTAAGTGATTGTATTTCAACAAAAGGAGTAGATGTTTCTAAACTTTCTACTTTTGATATTGAATATTTGTTCTTGAATGTTCGTGCAAAATCTGTTGGAGAAACAGTTGAAGTTAATGTGACTTGCCCTGATGATAATAAAACATCAGTCCAGATGGAAATTAATATTGATTCTATTAAAGTTCAAAAAACTAAAGGGCATAAGAATATTATTAAACTTGATAATCAATATTCTATGAAACTTAAGTATCCATCAATAGTTGAATTTATTGATAATAATTTTGAATCTGATAAAGAAAGTGATGTAAATAAATCATTGAGTATGATTACATCATGTATTGATATGATTTATGATAATGAAGAAAGTTGGGATGCTTCTGATTCTACACAACAAGAACTAGAAGAATTTATAGAACAATTGAACAGTTAAATAGTAAACAATTTAAATCTGTTGAAAAGTTTTTTGAGACAATGCCTAAACTTTCTCATAAAGTTAAAGTAACAAATCCAGCAACTGGAGTTGAATCTGAAGTGATATTGGAGGGACTAGCAAGTTTTTTCACTTGAGTATGGCTCATACTAATCTTGAGTCATACTATAAGGTAAATTTTGCCCTAGTTCAACACCATAAATATTCATTAACAGAGATTGAAAATATGATTCCTTGGGAACGAGAAATCTATATTACTTTATTAAAACAGTATATCGAAGAAGAAAATTTGAAAGCACAACAAAGTGGCTAACGTAACAACCTCAGACAATAAGAATAATAATCCAAAAGTAAACCCTGCTAAATTTATGGGTTCTGCTTTTGCAGCAGGAAGTGCTTTGTCAAAAAAAGTTGCTGCTAATGCTAAAAAAATTACTTTAATTAAAAAGGTTTTACAAGCACAAAGAATTGCCATTGGTGAAAGTTTAAAACCAGTAAAAGATCCACTTCTTGAGGGTGTAAAGGAACAGATACAAGAAACAAATAGTGTTCTTAAAGATATAGGTAATGCATTAGCATTGGATTTTGCAAATAGAATTGCTGAAGAAAAGGAAGATACTAAAAGATTGAAAAAGCAAAAAGATATAATGAGAAAGAGTCTTGCTGAAAAGGGACTAGAAGGATTAAAGGGTATAGGTAAAAGTGTAGGTTCAGGAATACGTAAGGTTGGTTCTGGTATAGCAAATACTTTTAATTTAGGTAAACTTATGCAAGTAGTTAAACTTCTTGGTGCAGGTATTGCTATTAATGCAGCATTTGAATGGTTAAAGAATGATGAGAATAGGGCAAAGTTGAAAGAAATATTTCAATGGACAATGGAAAATTTTGATAAGATTTTAATAGCTGCTGGTGCCTTATTTGTTGGTGGTAAATTACTTGGAGCTGTTGGAGCAGTTAGTGGACTTCTTACTATCGCTAAACTGTTAGCAAGTCCTCTTGGAATTGGTGCGTTACTATTCTCTTTTGGTGCTTGGGGTCCAGCATTATTTGGTAAAAGTGGACCTGATGAGAAAGTAGATGCTAGTGTAGCATCATTAGGTAAAGAAGAAACTCTTAGATTATTGAAACAACAATTGGCAAATACTAAGTTTGGTTTATCAGGAGTGAGAGCAGAAATTAAAGAACAAATTGAAAGAGTAGAAGCGATGGAAGAAGTTAAAGAGAAGGCAATGGGTGGAGAAACTCTTGGTCTGACACTGGTTGGTGAACGTGGACCAGAATTAGCTTATTTTGGACAAAAAGCAAATATAGTAGCAAATCATAATGTTCCTAAATTTGTAGATGATATATCTAATTTTTCAAAATCCAAGGTAAATCTAATTGAAATGGATTTGGGTACTATTAAGAAACAACCATCTACAAAACAGATGGCATTACCAGAATCAACTGAGGTTACTTATGTTTCTTCAGTTAATCCTATGAATTCTTATATGACTAAGACACCAGAATTACATGGTATTTGTGCATAATGAAAACTGAAGTAAAACAACTAAGATTAACTGTAACTAATATTAAGAGTGTTCTTCTTAGTAGTAGTAAGAAGATATCTAAAATTAAAAAAGATAATGATAAATTAAGAGAAGATGCAATAAAATTACAAGCAATATCAATGAAAGAGACATCTTTAGAATCTACTCCACCATCTAAGAAAGCACCAAATAAAAAGAAAAAGATAAATGCTGAAGGAAGTATATTTGGTAAAGCAAAAAGTCTTTTTGGAATTATTATAGGTGGAATATTTGTAAATGCATTGGAAGGTCTTGTTGAAACTTTAAAGAATTTCTATGAAGATAATGCACCTGTCTTTAATAAAATTGCAGATATATTTGTAGTTTTTGGTAAAGGTTTAGTTAGTGTTTGGGATAATAGTAAGGGGTTACGGAAAAAAATTAAAGAGGGGGTTGAGAAAATTGATGCTGAAGATATAAAAAATAAATTTACTCAATTAAAAAATATATCTGATGATATACAGAAAAAACTTAGTCCAATTATTAATAAGGACGGAAAATTACGCAATACGGATATAGATTCTAATATAAAGGATAAAGACAGTGTTTGGGAAGAACTGGAAAAGAGTTTTGATACTGTAGATAAAGATGATCCTTTGATTGGTCCTACTGATGATGAAGAGAGGATTAATACTTATTATGTTGATCAGAATGGACATGTAAGAAGAAAGGATGATAACTCTAGACCTCTTTTTTCTAGGTTTATCAATAAAGAAGGTCTAGAGAGAAAAGATTATATGAAACTTACTCCAGTGAATAAAAATAATGATCTTCAATCATTAAATAATGGTGGTAATGATGGTGATACCACTGTTATTATTGCAACACAAAAAGTAGAA